TCCAACTGCGAAGTTCTTTTACAAATGGAGAATGTTCATCAAACTCTTCCAATTTTCCATCTTTGAAAGTTACAGGAAGATTTGCACCATCGGAAAGACGAATAATACCACCCATATTTGTAAGTTTGAACATTAGGAAAGCCTCGCATTTGCTGTGACATGTAGCCTATAAGAATTACCACCTACCGTAGAAACATCTGCTTGACGAGTTATTGATCTAGTCGAACTACCTGTATCTGTTTGGTTGGTGTCGGCACTATTTCCTTGGTTTCTCCAATTTGTGTTCGCCTGCGTTGGATTATAAGTTATAACCGTTGGGGTTGCTCGCATCACTACCGGAAACTGAAAAGTTCCTATACAATTTGCCCCCGAAGAATAAGCATAGTCGGTTATTATCGACCCTGCAAATGTTCCAGAAGCCTGCACCGCCGCTTGCCCAATGTCAAAAGTTTTAGTGTAGTATCTCTGCACTCTCGCTAAATCTTCCGCAAAGCTCAAATCCTCAAACTCCGTCGCTACGGCACCTTTCTCAAGTTGTATTTGTCCAATGTAACCAATATTAGCCACATTGGACATAAAGTTTGCTTGAGTAGCAATTGTATAGAAAGCTCCTGCTCCCCAAACACCCGCAGCAGCAGCTTGGAATCCAGAACCCCCAGCAAGACAGAAAGATAGTTGAAGTCCAATACCCTGTGTATACAGCCAAGTGCCCGCTGTATCAAGAGTGAGAGTAACAGTTTTACTTTCTCTTGTGTTTGCAACATTCTGTGTAACAGTTCCTACATAAGAACGGTTTGCTGCACTATTCTGAATTGCAATTCCATATACTCCAGCAACAGAAAACTTCATATCAAAAGATATTGTAATCCGTTTGGCTGTAGCTGTTCCAGCACGGAGATCAGATACATCATATCCTTCAATGGCATGCTTAAGAATGTAGTAATCCCCAGCAGTAATAGCAGCATCTATTGTAGTGCAGGTAACTTCTAAGCAAAATTGACTTGGAAAGTCTGGGTCAGTAAGTCGCCGAACTTTAAATACTCCAACACCAATAAGAGAAGCAGTCCAACCATCAACAGTTTGAATTAAGGCTCCCGCTGTATATAATGTTCCTTCATTTATCTGATCAAATCTCCAAGAACCATTGTATATTTTGTTCTTCTTCCTAAACGTATCATCTGTCCAACCATCAACAGCAGTAGAGTCTGCAAATCGGATATTGCTGTTAGCAGGTGCGATCTTCTCTACTGGAACAATATTTGCACCACTAATAGAGCCAACAAGCCAACCACCCTTAGTAGTAATCTGACCAGAAGCTGTTCCTCTCTGGAATCCTATCATTTCCCAGTTAGCAGCAGCATCATTAATTTTCCTCGAACGGATAAAGTCTCCAGTCTGCAGAAGGATGTTTGCACCGCTAAGAAGAATAAGACTTGCTGCATCATGTATCAGAGTTACAGAGCCACCAGTAATTACAAACTTGGTTTCAACGGTAGTTCCTGCTGGAATGGTAGCACCGCCAAGAGAGACAAGGTTAATGTTTCCAGCAGCATTGGTAATATCGAGGGTATTGCCTGTAGCAGCCGCAAGATCAGTAGTTGCAGCAGCAGCAATGTCCGCACCTTTGTCTGTCTGGAGCAGCTTCTGGTCAAGAACTATATCTTTCTTGAAAGTAAACTTTGTGCTCTGCACCAGAAGTGCCTGAACACCTGCAATCGACAGTGCCCACTGATCTGCCGCAGGTCTATACCAACCACTGGAAAGATCTCCAACAAAAGCAATGCTTGGCGCTCCAACAGTTCCAGCAGGCCCCTGAAGTTGATCATTAAGTACCAACCAGTTCTTCCAGGTAGCAACTGCTCCAGCTTCATTCATCCCAAACAGTTGACCTGCGGTGCCAATAAGCGCAGTTACCGGAATGAACCCTGTTACAGTGCCTACTACTGCCCAAATATTAATAGCCATTGTTACCGTCCATGTTCTTCAAGATTCGATCCTCTGAATTTGTTGAATTCACTAGGCCCACCATCAGGACTAGGATCGTAAAGAAGCTTTCGCAAAATACTTGCAGCTTGCTCATAACCAATCGCTGCAAGCACACGAATTGCTGCATCAATCACAACAATACTGTTGTGATCTGTTGCTACCCAAGAATTGTAGTTAGCTTCTGGGATAAGAACAGGATTCTGGTAGTAGCCAACTATGAATCCACCAACATTAGCTTGCATCTTCACATTCAAGTTGGTTCCAGCAACGTATGCTACGTTTTGCTTTTCAATTAGATATTCATCAAAGATGGCTTCTGGCTTTAGGAAGTCTACCAAGTAGGAAGCAAGACTTCCTGTCAGCGTGTCGTATGGGCGAATGTAAGAAAAGGCTCGCCATCTTGGAAACCAGGTAGGAATATCGAATTGAAAAACAGAGGCAGGTGTAGGGGTGATAACTGCCTCTGTTATGTCACGGAAGTAGTAATCAGAACGATGAGCAGACAGAGTAGCTTGGCGAACTGCAAGTATTGTTTCCGCTACCAAGTCAGGTCTATTTGTAAGAGTATAAACCTCTGCTATCGTATCACTAAAGAGTGACATTTGCAGCTCCGAGAGTTACTTCTTTGCGGAATTGCTAGCAGCTGCATTAGCTGCGAGGGCTGCTCTTGCTTTTTCCACTGAATCTTGAGGAGAAGGTGCTGGCCGCGGCTGACTTAACACTGGGCGCAGATCAGGTTGAACAGGAATTCTGACAGTTTCTGCATGGCCAGTGATATTATGTGCTGCATCAAAAGAAGCTGTCGCACTTTTCTCAATTTCTGCACGCACCGCAGCTTCTTCCATTCCCGTAACAGGAGAAACTGTGTATACTTGAGAAGATGGCATATTTGCTATCTTTTCAAGCTCAGTGATAACAGCAGGGTCAGAAGTTGTGATTTTCCCGCCAGCAAAAGATAGTGATTGACCATTGGGCATAATAAAACAGGCACCAGCAGTCCGATGGTGAAATGTTTTCAGAACCATTGTGAATCTCCAAAAAGAAAAAGGGGAAAGTGGCAGTTTTGAGGATCTGCCAACCAGAAATACCTACCCTACCGCAGCAGCCGTGAAGTTCAACAGAATTACGTCAGCAGCAGGATTCTTAATGAGGCAGGTAGTCTCCGTTGTAAGAGTTCCACCAACTGCATCAATCCCGTTGTCAACTTGTTGACCTGTTCCGTTAAACTCTGCATTTTCCGTGCGGCGACCTTGCAGGTAAGCCATGTTGAAAGTAGAGAGATCAACACCAATCCCCATACGTGCCCAGGTAGAAGCAGAACCGAAGGCATTGAACAGCGGATGTTCTACGATATTGAAGGTTCCGCGCGGGGTTTTGATTGTATCAAACTGCAAGCCCCAGGAAGTTTCATTTCCTTGAATAAAGTAGGTGCTGTTTAGACGGCAGATATTGTGAATTACCCGGCGCGAAGTACCACCAACAAAAAATACTCTCATGTTGGGAACTTTTGGGTCTGTCATCTGGTTGAAAGCAGGATCAAGAGCAGCTTCCAATTGAGTCCAGTTAGTAGTAGCCCCCAAAGTTGTGATATTGCCAGGAGCGTTCTGGGTTATAATGGAAATGAGACCATCCATTGTGTGAAAGGGCTGACCATTTCTGCTTCCCAGGAACTTCTGACTAAAGAACAGTGCTTTCTCTATGTCAGCAGCATGGAACGCAGCACAGTCTTGGCGACTTTCTGCTGTATTTCCAGCACCAGCGATAGTGCTAGTCGCAGCATTGGTCTTGGAGAGTGCCCAGGTATTGCGGAAAATCTGAGTGTAGTTGGTAATACGCGTAGGAACGATTACCATGCTCTGCGGGCGGAGAGACGCTTCTTCGTAAGCATTTCCAACCATCCACAGTTGCACGTTATCCGCAGCGTTTTGTGCAAACACAGTACCAACTGCTCTCTGAACACCCACGTGCGTTGCGTCTATCACGTTAGTAATCAGAATGTTCTCATTGGTAGAATCCATACGCATAATCATACCAGGAAGAACGTTTACAGTAGTATCCACAGTAAGCGTGGAATCTGCTGCAAGTATGGCACCATCGAGTTGCAGCGACGGAAAGATCATGGTTTTGGAAAAATACCCATGCTCAAACTGATACGCTGTTTCCTCTTTCAGAAGTGCCGTAAGACCAAACAACGGGGCAGTGCCGTTAGGCATAAGCCTCGTGATCATCGCCGCAAATGACTTCTTTGCTAGATCTTGCGTAATCTGCGATGTATTAAAAACTCCAGTAACGCCAGGCATCGTGGTATCTCCTACTCAAAGTTGAAGGGATCGCAGATTAGGCTGCTTGTGTGCCGATTGAATCTAGGCGAATACGCGGATTGAACGTGATTGCGATGTTTCCAGCAGTTGCGGTACTGGCAACAGAAACGTTGATCGTTCCTGCATCCGGTGATACACCAGTAACGATAGCTGCCGCACCAATACCAACTCCTGTGACTCCCATTCCCGGCATTACCTGCGCGACTTGTGCCGCAGTAAAGCCAGAAAGAATGAGAGTGGTGTTGGTTGTGGTTCCAACAAGAACTACTGTTGGTTTGGTAGACAGCAGTGTAAGGAAGTATGTGCGTGTTACACTGGCAGCTACGTTAAGAGTGCCTACACCAGAAACAATGCCAGTACCAGCTGCAAAAGTCATCGCCTGTGCTACAGTATTCTGGTAGACAAACTTGAAACAGTCACCAACTTGAGGTCCAAGCCCACCAGCAGTCATTGCAGCAATGATAGAATCTGCTGATGGGAAGGTGTCAATGAAACCTGCAACTGGACCACTTCGCTGCAACCACCCACTAAGAACTTGTGCAGCAGTAAGAGTCGCAGCACCAACTGTTACGTTGGTTTGTGGTTGCAATTGGTCCAGAATAGGTTGACCAGGAGCAGCCCTGTCACCTAGCCCAGAACCATCAACTCGTGCGCGTGAATACATAGGAAAGATTCTCCAAAAATTGAAAGGTTAAAGATGTTAAGAACCCGCCACTTCTTCCAGATACTTCGTCCAATCAGGTTCAACTGGGCCAGTTTTTCTGTCACCATCTTTCGGCGGTCGCGCACTCACCAAAGATTCTGCAAAAACACCGAAAAACTCTTCAGCGCGTGCAACAACTTCATCTGGACGCAATTGTGGATTTTTAGCTGCAATAGTAGCCTTAAGAGCTTCTACTATTGGGGTAGCAGCAGGATGTTGAAGTGCGGAATTGGTAGGGCGGGTTGAGTTTAACTGAAGTGTTTTAAACCGGGATTCTGATGCTGCATCTAAACGTCCATTGTTCTTTTTGAAACTCTGCTCCATTATTCCTGTGAATACTTGAGCAGCAGCAGTAAACGTAGATTGTGAAACCCGGTTTAATATAGCGGTGAAAGCTTGTTGATCACCACTGAGAGCTTTTTGCATCTGTTCTGGTGGAATACCAGCAGCAAAATTCATTTTGTTTGCTGCTTCACCAAATTTCTTTGCATCAAAAGTAAGAAGTGGCTCACCAAAAGGATCAACTGGTGCGTTCTTCTTATCATCTTCTGTTATCTTAAACAAGTCTGTAAAAGAATCGAGAGGGTTAACTTTCTTATTAGGATCAGTTACTCCCTCGACACCAGCTGCGCCAGTACCAGGTGCAGCTGTTCTGTTCGGAGCACCAGGATCAGCTAAAGGATTAGCTACTTCCATGCCTGAAGCTGGTGCTGGAGCTGGTGCTGGTTGATTTACAGCACCAGGATTTGTTGTACCTATTGCAGCAGGCGTTCTGCTGCGAAAAAGATTTCCAATGTTAAAGTTCAATCCACTTCCGCCATCTTGTGCCATTGTGAGACTCCTTAAGAGTTACTGGTTTGAGGAACTACGGTTTCTGCTGCTAAAAGTAAAAGGTGTTCATAAGCACCAATTTCACCACTAAGTTCTGCTTCTCGTTGCATGAATTCGATATTAGCTTCAGCTAAAGGTTTACCTGATTGGAGATCAATTTTAAGTTGTGCTTTATTTTCTATTGCATCAGCAGCAAGAGACTGGATAAGCATGAGAGATAGTTGAGAAAAGCGCGTTGCTGCAAACATTTCATCGTCTGTAAATTCAAATGCAGTAAAACGTGTTGCTTTCGGTTTTGGCATAGAAGCACCTATGGTTGGACTTGATTTTGGGGTCTTGCAGCATCGGGTTTACCAGCATTTTCCATAGCAGTAATCTGCTTAAGAATTGTGTCTCTTTCATGAGGGGTTCTGCGGAAGTCATCAAACCACTGAGCACCTTGCATCTTGCACCAGTAGGTAAACGCGCCAACAATATCAAACTCTGCCTGCATAAGAGGTGAAGTTTGTATCGTTTGCATGAATACTTGGAGCAGTTCAGGATTCAGAAGTTTCTCACTGTTGAGAAGCCCATCAGAAACTTTGAACTGAATTGCAGTTTGACGTAATTCCTGGGGTTTGATTGCTACGAGTTGTTTGGAACTTGCATTGTAGTATTCTGTTGCAGGTTGATACTGGAGAATATTGAATTTCAGCATTTCTTTCATTGGAACGAATACTTGGTGTTCTAAAACAAGAGCACCAAGCTGCTGGCGGCTGTTGCTATTCCCCATAGTTTCAGTAAATTCCGCTCGTGTTTTGTTTCCTTTCTGAAACTGCCCACGATCTACTTTATTTTGACCATTAGCAATATCTGCCATACTGTTTACATTCTCTGCCATTTGAAGTGTCGATGCAATGTTATCATCGCGAAAAGGTATCTGGTAAACAGCCTCAGAAAGAGGTTTACCATACGCAGATTGTTTCACAGGAATTCTAGCAACAGAAGATACTTTGTCTATATCTTCTTTTCGCACTCTCGAAGGATCGTAGAGCAACCTATCAAACACTTGGCGGCGCTTAGCTTCTATTGCGGCATTCCAAAGACTTGTGCTCATACTCTGGAATGGAACAGCATTGTCGAGGAAAGATTTTGTCTGATACCCTAGACCGTCTTCGTTAGGTTGGCAGATTAGAATTGGAAGAATGTTGTGCACATTTGTTTGGCGCTCAACAAAGATTAGTATTTTCCTGTTTACAAGTATAAACTTCCAAATCTGTGGTTGGTTCCGGCGCGGAACTGCAATGCGGAAATCTTGAGGAACTACGCGACCGTAGAGGGTAGTAACTTCATACATGTTATGATATTCAATACCTTCCTTCCCATTAGCATTTCCATCTATCATGGCCCAAGAGAGCCAATTGGTAGTAGGGTATGCTTGAGTGGAGCCTACAAAGGAGGAAGGATTGATCTGCGGCATGTAGTACCAAGAATCTGAACCATTAAGGGTTATTGAAGGAGTTCCAGACTCAAATGCTTCTTTACCATTCATGGTAAAATCTGTATTCAAATTTAGCAGAAGTTGCTTTAGCTGAATACGAGACATTATTTCGCTGTAACCTATGAACTCTCCATCTGTATGCACGCGCGTAGGAAGAACACGCTTATCCCAGATCAGATTGTAAACATCTAGGTGGCGGAGACAGTTTCCTTCATAGTAGGTTTCAGTAGTAGGCGTGCCAGTACGAAGGTTCGCAGCAGGATCATTGGTGATTGACGGAACTCTGCTTCTCTTCCATGCAACTTCTATTGCACCGAAATTGTATTTAAGACCATCGCGCAAAAACATTGCAAGTTCGCGCGCCCAACCGTAATGGATTGAATTGTCTGCAATTACTGTTTCCATCATCAATGCGTTGTTTGCAAGAGCTGGACTAGTAACTACACCGAAAATTGGATAGCTGGTAAGAAATACACCAGCAAGGTAGGCAAGCGCACTTTCCACCTGCGGGAGAACTACTGGAACATTCATATTCTGGAGCTTGAATGGATCTCCAGATTTGTTTGCTTGGAGAGCACGTTGTTGTTCTATGCTACGATCCATCTCTCGTTGGTACTGGAGATCACGCTCCAAAAATTGAGCACGAAGGTTCCAAGTAGTAGTAAGACTTTCTACACAGTTTTGACAGTACTTTACTATTGCTTGTTGCTGTTTTGGATTGTCGACTTTATACGGCGTGTTTGGCTGGCTCATTGTGTGGGTTTCCAGAAGTTAAAATGGAAGTGCTTCTGCAATTTCTACTTCTGTCATTGCCTGCGGCGAAAGATCTAAAGCAAGGCGTTCGACAAAAGTATTCAAACTCATCAGGACTCCATACTTGTCAATAGCCCTGTAACACCAAGCTAACAGGTCTAGAATATCATCCACGTTATCACGTTTCAGAGGATTCCAGTGAATTATCTGAGTAACTACCTCCGCGCGCACTTCCGGGCGCCGGAGAATCTCACCCTTCACCAACTGCTGTATCATATCCTTGATTTTTGCATTCTTAGCATACGCGTTGTTTTCCAGCTCCACAAAATGGATGCCTTCAATCTTTAGTTGAGTACATACAAACTGGAACCAAAACAGCAAAGTGTACTGGTAAGCATGAGACTCCACTGCAATTACCTGTATTCCATTCTGCACTGCCCAAAGCAATGCAAGCTGAATTGTTTCAAAAGGAGACATC